GGGTGGCCTGACGCGCCACGCCAGCCGCCAATCGGTTCACGTACTCCGAGCCGTACTTCGTGCCCACTTTGACGCACGTTACGACGACCATCCCACTCCCTCAATTTCCGGCAACGGAAACAGGAACGTCCCGCCTGCCTGCAGGTACGCCTTCTCCCGCCGCAAGATGCTCGGCCGGAAGTGCCACGGCATGACGAGATACACGTCCGGGGACTGTTCCACGTGGAGCACGATGGGAATGTGCGTGCCAGGGGTCCAGCAGCCGCGTTTCGCCTCACTGACCTCCACCATGCAGGACACCACCTCAGGCCCAATCTTGGCGTGCTGCAGGACCGTGTTCCCCTTCGTGCTCGCCCCGTAGCCGTAGACGGTCCGCCCGGCTGTCCGGTAGCCCTCCAAGATGCCATGTAACGCAGGTCCATGCGCGGCCACACGCTTGGCAAAGACCTCCAGATCGACCGCCCGCTCCGCCTCCAGGATGGCCCGGCCATCAAAGGCCGGCCCCTCATGCCCGACCACCACGCGGAAGCTGCCCCCGTTCACGGTGTTAAACGTCACGTCCTTGATGACCAGCCCGGCCTCGCCCATGATCCGTTCCATGTCGGCCAGGCGGTAGTATTCGAGGTGTTCGTGGCAGACCACATCGTAGACGCCCTGTTTCGCCAGCCCCGGCCAGTAGCCTTGCTCCAGTATCCAGACGCCATCCGCCGCCAACAGCGCCTTGACCTGCCGGGCCAGCGTCACCGGGTCCTCCAAGTCATAAAACATGGCGATGGAAGTGATGGCCCGGAATGGCCCGTCGAGCGGCACGTCGCCAAAGAAGCCCGCGTGCGCCTCGATGCCCGGCTGATAGAAGGCCTGCAGATGCGCCAGCGAGGGGTCGATGCCCACCCGGCGCACCCAGGAGGGATAGTAGGCCAACAGCGTCCCGTCGTTGGAGCCGATGTCCAGCACGGCATCCCCAGGCTGGAGTTCGCCGACCCATCGTGGCACGTCCTGCCGGACCAAATCCGCGACATGCTCGACCATCGAGAGGTTCAGCCCGGTCCGGTAGCCGTAATGGTCTCCGTAGAGCAGCCCAGGCGGAAACACGTCGCCCAGTTGCACCAACCCGCACCGCGCACAGCCCATCAGATGGAGCGGCAAGCGTGGGGCCGCCTCGCCGATCAGGGGGAAGCGGCCGCCTTGCGCGAACTCGCCGAAGTCCACGATGGACTCCAGCGTGGTTCCCTGACACACCCGGCAGGCGGTTAGGCTCGGCATCGCGTCAGCGTCTCCTGGAGGTCCGTCGCCATGAAGGTGGCAAAGGCTTCGCGGTCGCCCTGGGTCTGCCGTTCGGCCGCCGTCTGGTCATAGGGCTGCTTGCCCGTCGTCCAGTGCAGATGCTCGGTCACAATCTCCGGGCAGTACCGCAAGACCCCGAGCGCCGCCCCCACTTCTCGCCACACCGTATCGCAATAGAGGTGCCCCAGCCGTGGGTAGGCCAGCCATCCCGCCCGACGCACGAGATCGCCCCCGATAAACGGCAGACAACACGCGCTCTGGCCATTGATGCCATCGTCGCCATAGGCCACCCCATCCACCCCTGCCACTCGCGCCAGGGCCGTATCCCAGCCGTCTGGCCGACCCCGCACATCATCGCCCCAGCAGGCATACCAGGACTCATCGGGAAAGGCGGCGAAGGCGCGATTCAGCCAGCCCACATACCCCGTCCGTGGTCCGACCATCACGGTCCAGTGCGACGGCACGGCCACATGCTGTTGATACTGGCTGGCCTGGTCGTCATCGAGGCAAAGCACGCCCCGCTCCTGCGGCTGGGAGGTCGCAAAGAAGTCCAGCAAGGACTGGACGCGCCCGCGTGACGGCAGGACAATCATTACACGTCCTGATCGTCCGCCCGCGACTCCACCCACGCGCCGTAGTCGGGATTCGTCGGCGACAGCGGGCGCTGAAACCGGCAGATCGTATTGCCCGCCTGATTCATCGCCGCATGCCCCACCACCCAAATCCCCGCCACCATTTGCGTCGTCACCAACGCCTCAGCGAGAATGAACCCCGCTTGTGTGTCCGCAAAGTTCGCCATCGTTGACCCCCTCTAGTGAGCCGAAGAATTCCCTGGTCCATCCACTCATTGAGCGAACCGCCGCCTTGAACTCCGGGAGCCGGGCCATTTCCCGTTCGACCTGCTCTTGAATGTTCCGGTCCGCATCCGTCGCCCCGACCCCGTAGCCGAACACATCGCCTTCCCGCTCGCGCGGGGTCGCTTCAAAGAACCGCCGCGCACGGGAGCCGGGACAGCCACAGAGCACAATCCGCTCCGCTCCCATAATCCACGCGATTTGCATCGCGGTATATCCCGACAGTGCGAACATGGGCGTCAGTTGCTTCCAGTAATAGTCCAGGCTCGCCCGTGGGCAGTCCGAATGATATTTCGTGTACTCCCGTTCGCGTGGATGCAGCCACCGGACGGTCTTCCAGGCCCAGAGATTATCCGGGTGCTGGCTGAACCAATGGTCGAGCTTCGGCAGAAACATGCCGACCTCATTGGCCGCAAAGATCACCGGATCAGACAACACCGCCTCCGCCGCCCGCACCTCGTCAAACACGCCCGCGGCCCCGCCCGCCACAATGGCCGAGCGGCCGGCCAAGGAGCCGATCAGCTCCTTGACCGACCCTTGCCCGCAGTAGCCCCTGGCTTCCCAGGTGGCCCCGTAGGTGCCCATGCTCTCGGCATGCCGAATCGTCACTACTCGGCCGCGACGATGACAAACCCGCCCTTGAACACCTTGCCCACCACCGGATTGGCGGTCTTGTAGGTGGCAAAGACGATGGTGCCCGACTCCACCGTGGTCTTGAAGTTCTGGCCGGTATCGGCCAGCCCGTTCCGCTTCATACCTTCGGTGGCAATCGGCCCGCCCGGCGTGGCGGTGTAGAGTTCCGTCGCCGTCAGGTAGCGGTCCTGATCCCCGGCGTCCCCAATCTCCAGGGTGCCGTTCGTGCCGGCCGACCCCCAGAGCGCGTTCGCCACAAAGACCAAATCCACCACCATGCTCCCGTAGGGCAGCACGCAGAGGTTGACGTGATCCTGCACGCCCGCCGACGCACCCCCGGTCTCCCCGGACACGACGGTATGGCTGAACGGAATGTACCGCACCGTGCCATACTTGTCGCGGGCGTCCGCGAGCACCTTGTCGATGTAGATTTGATCGTAAAGTGTCGAATCCCGTGTCGTCGCCATGATGCGGTCTCCTTTTCAGCTCTCGTTTAGTTTTCCTTCGCGTCCACCTGGACCACGCCGCCCTCGAACACGCGCACCGCGTTCTGCATCATGGACGCCCGTACCTGGATCGGCCGCGATTCGAGGTCCGGCCGGTTATCCACGACGGTCGTGATGTCCTTGGAAATCGACAGCCCCACCGCGCCCTTGTGGAACGCAATGCAGGACCGCGTGGTCGAGGCCAGCGGCAGCATCCGCACATCCACGGTGCTCCCATCCTCCTGCACCACGTCTTGCACTTCGATCCAGGTAAAGCCCTCCCAGTTGTCCCCGTCAATCGTGCCCTTGTCGTGGATACGATTGCGGGTGAAGTCGCTGGAGGAGGCTTGCGTGATGGCGAGAATGTCGCGCAGTTGCCCGGCGGAATAGAGCATGAGGCGCTCGCCCATCCCGTTCGGCGCACTGGCTTTCGACAGCAACTCAAAGGCGTTGATGATCACCGACAGGCTGATCGCTGAGGACGAGCCGATCTTCCGGGCCGACGGTAACGCAATGGTGCTGAAGCTGATCGCCGCCGTGGCCGAGGTCACGGTGGCAATCTGGGCGCTCCCCAGGAGCGCATCGATCAGGAACTTATCCGCCGCTCGGCCACACGCCCAGGTAATGGCGCGGGTGTACTGGGACAACGGATTGACCATCGACCGCAACGTATGCTCATCCGAGACGAGCACCGGGGCCGTGGCCGAGAGGAGCTGACATGCCCGGCGGCTGTGCCGCAAATTCAGCGGTGCCGTCGGGGCGAACGGGGCCACGCCGATATTGGCGATGGCGTTGCCCAGCCGTTCGTGATAGTCGATGGCGCCGCGCACGTCGCGGTGGACCATCGCCGGGTCGATCCGGTTCTGCACGATCGACCCGTGCTGTTGGTACCCTTCGTTGATCGTGTCGTGGAATTGGTGTACCCACGCATTTTCTACGGTGAGACTCATCGGACACCTCCGCGTTGGACCCTGAGCGATGTCTCGGAGGGTTGCCCGCGCGTGCGGACCCGCCTACTGGCTTGACGCGCCAGCAAGTTCGGCCCCTTTCGGGGCTCCCACCGGACCTCCCACGGAGGTTGCCCGGACTGGCAGGACTACTCTTTGGGCACCGTGCGCGCGTGCCGCTGGACGACTTCTTGCGGCATCCCGACCACGCGCATGATGTACTCGACCGGCTTGCCTTGCTTCGTCAGGTTGTGGATGGCATCGATGATGCTGGGATGCTCCACGCTGACGCCGTTATACTGCGACGGCCCATCGACTGTGACCCGTTTCTCGTTCATTGCGCCCCTCCTGCGCCCGACAGAACCGCGCCCGACCCGAACTCCACGGTCTTGGTCCCATGCGCCTTCCGGTACAATTCGGTGACATACGCCATCGACTTGGGATCGCCACGTTTGTAGCCTTCATAATGCGGATGCGTCTTATCAGACATGATCTTCGAGAGTTCGGCCGTCGCGTCCTCGCCCTTCATCTCGCCACCCGGCCGCTGCATGTCCGCGAGGAAGCTGGAATCGCTCATGGCGAGGGGCGCCAAGCGCATCAGCACCGAGAGAAAACCGGGGTGGTCCCCCAATCCCATCGCTTCGACCGCCGCCAACTCCTCCGGGGTCTTGAAAATCACCGACAGCATCCGACTCGCCGCTTCCTTGCGGTCGTCAAAGTGTTCGCCGTGTTCAGTCTTCAACGCCTGGAGCCCCTGCTCGTAACTGGTCTTGAGCGCCAGCGACGTGCCGGTCATCAACTCGGTGTGCAGCGCCAGCAGATCGGCGGCCAACGCCTTGGGCGCCCCGTGCTTGTGCAAGAGGGTGGCGAGTTTCCCGGCACTCTCCTCGTTCCAGCCGACGCCATCCGGTAATGTCTCTGGCTTCGCAATCCCGTACTCCTTGGGGTCCGCCGGGGGCCGCTCAAACAAACCTGCGTCATAGAGCTTGGCTTTCAGCGCCTCGCGCTCCTCCGGCTTCGCATCCTTCCCAGGCAACGTCAACGCGCTGCCCATCCGCCGTTCCAGATGCGCGTAGCCCTTGACCAGGCTCGCATCGTCCTTGAACTTCTCCTTCATGTTCGTGACAATCGGCGCCAACCCCGGATCAGCCGTCACGTCCTCGGGGATGAACCCGTGCCACGCGGGGGCCGTCACGGTCGTGCCCTCACCATTTGGCATACACGTCTCCTTTCACCTCGTACTTGTCCGGCGACTCCGCCACATCGAGCGTTTCTAAGAGTTCCTGCAGCACGCTGCGCCGTCCGTTGTGATAGGCCAGCATCAGCGGGTCCGTGCCTTCGTACACCGTGCAATACACCGAGTCGAGCCAATGGTGCAGCACGAGCTGCCCGAACAGCGTCCCGAACGTCGCCCGGTGGGCCTGCGCTAAGGCCTCGTGCGAGGGTGCCACATTCCGCTGCCACTTGCTCGTCAGCCATCGCCGGAAGCGGGCGGTCATGCCGTCCCCTGCGGCTGCATCGCCGTGACCATCGGCGCGGCCTTGCCCGCCGCTTCCGCCGCCTGGCCCGCCCCCTCCAGCATCGCCTCGCCCTCCTGCTGCTGCTGCCGGGCCGCCCGCACGGCGTTGATTTCCTCGTCGTTCCGCGCCACCGACGCGGGCACGCCCCGCGCCGCAAACACCCGCTGCCGCGTCTTGTCGGGATCGAACCCGTCCCAAATGTCGGGGAAGACCTGGGCCAACGGTGCCAAGTCGGTGACGGCCATCCCGATCGCTTCCACGTCGCCCGCCCGTTGCGAGAGCGCAATCGGGTTCTCGAACGTCACGTCGATCTCGCCGTCCGTCTCGAAGACCTCCGGCGGCGGCGGCGCGAACGCGCCCGCCCAAAACATCAGGTTCCAGGTGATATCCCAGGTCTGCCGCAAGAACTCGCGCATGAGCCGCCCGTACACGGGCGCCAGCATGTCGTAGAGGAGTTGCAATTTCTTCCGGTATTCGAACGCCGTCATCTCCGACTTGGACACTTCCATGAGTGACAGAATATGATCCACATAGAAAATCTGCCGGATGCTCTTCCGTAACTCTTCTTCCTTGATATTCGTGACTTCCGGGTGCGAGCCGGTCTGCCACGGCTTGATCACGTCCCCAATCGCCTTGCCGTGCGTGTTCACCACCGTCGGCCCCGATGGGACCAGCCGCAGCGTGCCGAAGACGGCCTGGTGACTCAACAGGACCGGCGGGCGCAGCTTGAGGGCATGATCTTCGAGGCCCATCTCCTTCGCCGTGTTCAGTGTCCACGTATCCGGGAAGGCAATCTGCCCCCGGCCCCGACCGAAGACCTCGCCCGGCGTCTTGTGAAAGCGCGGCACCGCCGCCGGGAAGACCCGATAGCCGCCCTCGTGAATCACCTGTTTGCTGTCCTTCTCGATCCAGCACGACGCCCACGGCATCGAGGTCGCGGCCGCGCCATACTGCTGGTCCGTGCGGTCGCGCGGGACAATGGCATGGATGATCGTGAAGGGGTCGTCCGGCTTGCCCTTGTCCAGCGCCGCCTGAATTTTCGGGGGCAACGTCGCCTGCGGCCAGCGCCGCCGGATCGCCGTCGCCGACAGGATCGACTCATCAAACAGCGTATCCACTAGCCCGTCCGGTCCGTCCGCAATCACAAAACGGCCCGTCTTCTTTGCCTCCGCCCGCACCCCGCGAAAGCCCGCCTTTCGGCTGTTCTGTGGGGGCGGCGCCTCTTCCAGCACCAGGCAGCCCGTGCCAAACCCGCCCCAATCCGTCAGCGTCTCCGGGCCTTCCCCATAGAAGGCGCTGGACGCATACGCCTGCATCATCCGGTCCCGACAGTCCTCGTTCCATTCGGCAATCGCATCGCGAGCCGAGGGGTTCGGATGCCACAGCGCCATGCTCCCCCACTGTTGCGCGGGATTCATCACCTGCCCGGCGATAAACTGCGCCATCAATTCGGCCGCCATGAGGGTGGTGGAGTCCGTGACTTGGTGGACCTGCGAGTCGCCCATCGTGCGCGCGCCCAGGATGCCGACGCGCGAAGGACAGACATACGGCGCCATGCGCTCGCACTGGGTAAAGTGAGTGGACGCCTCCGACTTGAGGCGGTCGTAGCGTTTGAGCAGGGCTGGGCCGTCAGCGGGCATGGTCAACTCCCCAACGTCTGTTGCAGGGCGGGCGCATCGCTCGCCATAAAGTCCTTCGAGAGAATCGTGCTGCGAAAGCCCCGCGCCTTACTGCGCCGCTGCGCCGCCTCGGCCGCCGCTTGCTGCACGGCCTTCGTCTCGGTCGTCGGCGCCCTCGGCGAACTGGGCGGCGTGAGATCGGGATAGATCGCGCCCTGCACCCCCTCGCCAATCCGGCCGGCGAGCCCCCCGCTAATCGTCTGCTTGGTGTCGTAGGTGAACGGCTTCTTCTGGAGCAACTCGGACCCCCCGAAGGTCGCAAACCCCGTGGCCGCCCGGATGGCCGTCCCGACCACTTGGCTCATCGCGTCACCATCGCGTCACCACTTCGGGCGCTCGATCCCCCAGCCAGTCATACGCCGGGGCGCCGATGCGAAACGAGGTCTCCACGCGCACCTCAGGACGACTCGGTGGCGCCTCACTCGTCAGCCCCCACAGCCAATAGATGAACGCATCGCCCAAGTCCTCCCAGGGATGATTCGGCTTCTTGGGCAGGTCCCGCCGCAACTGCCCCTGCCGGTCCTGCGCATAGTGCCAGCGGCCGGAGAGCGCCTTGACCAAGAGGGCGGCGCCCACCGGATCAATCCGCAACGACACCTGCCCGGCCTGTTTGTGATGGTTCATCGCGGAGACCAGCACGTGTTGCCGGGCGGGCCAGGCGATCGGGCCGGGGAACCACAGCCCCCCCAGCATCGTTTCAACCAGCGAAATCGGGTCGCGCTCAATGTCGGTCTGCTCATCCGTCTGCCCGGCCACGTCGTAACAGCCCACCAGCATATGCGGCTGCCGCGCCCACGGCGCCCGACTCGCCAGCCAGGGGAGCACGTCGTTCTCCAGGAGTTGCCGGACCCCGCCACGCGTGGTGGTGAACGCCGCCAACACGCGCCGCTCCCCCCGCCAGGCCTGCCCGATGATGAGGGTCGGGGTGTGCCCAAAGTCGAGGCCGCAGAGCAGGGGCTCGTTGGGAATCGGGTCCAGCCGCTCCGTCGAGACGTGCAGGTCCTCCCGGAACCCGTCCGCCACCTGCTTGCCGAGGAGAATCGTGCCGGGCTGCCCCTCAATGAGGCGCCGGAGAATATCCGGCCGATCCCGCAACGCATGCGCCCATTCCCTCCGCTGCGCGGCACTCGCCCGCTCGCCCGGCGGAATCCGCACCCACAAGCGCGTCGGATCGTCGGGATGCAACCCCACTGGACCAGCACTCGGCCGAAACCGTTGCCAGGTCCAATGATCTTCGTCGGGATAATTCAAGGTCATCAGGGCGGGATAACAATGCGAGCCGGGCCGGTCCTCCCCGTGCGGGCCGCGCGTGGTCCCCTTGCGTTGCGAGGTCAGCGCAATCGACCAGGCCGTCTCATCCACCCCCTCCGACTTCACCAACACCGCCGACGGCGCCGGCTCCTCAAACCACACCCCATGCACCTCCATCCGCACCCGGTCCATCGCCCCCTGATCCTCAATCCCAAACAAATCCAGATGCACCGCCACCTGCCGGTTCACCACCGCTTGGAGAACGTGGCCGCCGTCATGCACCTGCCAGGCCCCCTTCCACAACGGGTCCTGCGCACTCCGCACCGTCTTCAACTTGTGACTCGCCAACGTGTCCGTGACCCCCATCCAGGAGGTGGGCAAGGGAAAGCCCGCCGCTTGATGCAGCCGCGCATGCTCCAGCATCGCCCCGAGCGCCCCAATCGTCTTCCCATCGCCACGCGTCCCATAACACGCCACCTCCCGCGCATACCCCGTCGCCACCGCCTCAATCATCGTCGACACCGCCGGCCCATACGTCAAAACCGCACACCGCTCCTCCGGATAGCGCGTGCGCGGCCGACCCGTCTTCGAGGGCGGCAACAACCCCAACTCCTTCGGACGACCGAGCTTCTTCGTGGTCGTGGTGGTCATGCGCCCCTATGACTGTGGTTCATACGTAGAATGTCTTTCCCTGGGAAATCCTAGACGAGTGCCCACGTGGAGGAGCGGACGGGCCTCAAGCCCCCCTCCCCCCCCTCTCGTTTTCTGGCCGCCGTGCGCCCATCCCCGCACCCCATAGGCCCCCACCGTCTCACGAGGCCAGGCCGGCCCACCACTACAGGCAGTAGCCATCACCCTCAGCGTCCGGTAACTCCCAGTTATGACTACTCGGCTCATCCCTCCCCGTAGTGTACGCATTATCCCTGCCTATCCGGCTTACTGGGCAGGGCCGGTCTGGCCTCATCCAGGGTGCTGACAATACTCAAGGCGCCCGTCACGATGTTGACCGATGGCGCATTGTCACGGTAGCGCGGATCGAGCTTCTTCATGCGAAAGAACCGCGAGTTCTGCACCTTGGCATACTCGTCCAGGGCCATATCCGCCAAGCAGACTGCATCCATTTGGCCCTCATACCGAGACAAGATGACCTTTTCCCCTGCCACCTTGGCCTCTTCTAGTCTTTTGGCGAATCCCTCGCTTGCCATAGCCCACTTGTAGGGGATAGCTTGGTGCACCTTGATGGCCTCGCAGCTCTTCACCCACTGGCCAGTCTGGGCCAGCAGCGACAGAAAATCGGCTTGACGTTTCCGGGTCAGGGCCGGTGGGGTCTGATTAGGGTGTCGAGGCTTGGGCTTATCCAGCGCCGTATCAGCCATGGTCAGTAGGTGGGCTTGCCCTGGGGGTAGCTGGAGCCGATCTGGCCGTGGTAGGCGTCTGAGGGGACGGCGAAGGGCGTGACCTCGCTGTACGGAATGGGGTTATGTCGGCTGGGCAGATCGTAGGGTTGAATACCGGACGGGGCACAGGGGTCAGCGGAGACGACGGGCGACCACAGCAGCCAGGCGGTGAGCAGCGCACCGGCGAGAAAGGTGAGTATCAGTTTGGGTCCGGTCAACATCGGCGTGCCCTCCTCAGGCAGTCAACGGAATGGTCAGCGGGGATCGCGTGGCCTTGTTGAGTATGGCAACGGCAGGTGGGGCGCAAGGCGTGAGTGATGCAGAGCACCCCTTCCTTCTTAGTTTCCCCACGGCTCGCCATTATCCACGCTTTTTTGCTCCTGTCAAGCACTTTCTGAGCCGTTTCGCCGATTATTTCGATTGACGAAAGATTCATGCCAAAGAGACAGGAGCAACTCTTGTGCCTGAGTTCGATGTCGCCGTGCCCCATTACGCCCCGATTTCAGGGGTCTGGTATTCTTCCAGACCTAGAACGCCACAGCCTCAGAATGTCCTGAGTTGTCACACCGTTAGACGCTAATTTGGGCATTCTTCCAGAGGCAGAACGGGGCAGTGATAATTCCTCCGTTTTCGGACGTTGTTGGAAAATCAATACGTTAGACACGCTGGCCTCGCGGTTGCATACTCACCGGGGCATGGACGGCAACCCCACACCCCAGGAGGCGACGATGGACAGGATACGATGGGCGTTGACGGGGGCGGGTGGGCTGGCGATGCGCTGGAGCGGCACAGAGGCACGATTCAGCAAAGACTGGCGCTGGGGTATTCGCTGGTATCACCGGGCCGTCTACGGCCAAATCTGTACGTTTGGCAGCAATATCATCGCCGATGGGGGCGACTGGCCCTATATTCCCTAACCCTCCCACGCCCACCGGGGCGGAAAGGTAGGAGACGATGATCGCCGTACGCTATGAAGGCCAGGGCGCCTTTGAATCTGAGACGAACCCTGGACAGTACGACGCACCGGTCTGGGACCATACGCTGGAGATGTCATGCGTGACCGTATCCGCCTACCTACAGACGATGGCTGAGGATTGTGCGCGTGAGCTAGCCGCCAGTCTCAATGCCGGACGGATTCGCGTAGTTTCGTAACCGCCCCTCGGGGCGGAAAGGTAGATGATGCGCACCTATACCGCAACACAACTGATTAAGGCTGTTACTGGGTAGCCTTCCACAATGCGGGCAAGGAGCCCAGTCAGAAAGCCCGGCGCAAGGCCAGACTGAACGGACACGCGACGATCTAACCACCATCCCAGGCGCGCCGGCGCTGCCGACCGTTCCCGGCGGGTACGCGGTCGGCCCGAAGGAAAGGAGAGCGCATGAAACCCGTATGGACCTACGATCTGGAGATGGCCGCAAGCCGTGATGCCGCGAACCGGAGCATGCGAGCAGCAGGCCGGACACACTGGAGCGTGGAGGATTGGAACGTCGCGTGTGCGGTCTTTGACCGGCTGTATCCTGCCACGCAGGAGCCTCAGCCATGACCCGCCTGGCACGCCGGCTAGCCCAGTGCGCGGCGATGCCACGGACGGCGCGCTGGAATTATCGGTGTGAACTGGCGGGCTTGCACGGCAGTTCGGGCTGCCCGCATGCGCCCCAATGCGAGCCGTATCAGCGGGGCATGGCCGACCGGGCGCTACTGCTCAGGCTGGACGCGCTGGGCCTACCAGTGCCGGAGGTCCCAGACGAGGGCGAGTAGGCCGGCTAGTACCACCAAAAAACCGTTATTCCCAACGAGCGGCATGGCCTCGGGATACGCAAGAGACAGCCACACCATCACTAGCATCCAGACCATCGTGCTACTCATGGGGCACCAGGGCGACTGAGCACGATCAGTTTCGCCTGGACGGTATCACGCTCACGCTCTGCCGTGGCGAGCTGCTGCCGGAGCGTGTCGCGCTCGGCTGTCACCAGATCAATGTGCTGATTCTTCTTCTCGAACTCCTCCTGAATCCAGCACGCCACGTCGCTATCCAACATCGGGATTGAGGACTCTCGCACCACCGCCCGAATGCCGCGCCAGAGGGTGCGGTAATAGTCACGATCTGACACCGCATCGTCCACCTCCCGCACCCGCTCTGCCAGCGTGGTCAGGGCATCCAGTCCGGCTGTCACCTGTGCCCTAGATCGGTCGCTGTGGTCCTCGTCACACAGGATGATGGAATTCAACAGCCCGATTGTTTCTCGCACCGCCTGCTCCAGCGCGTCGGTCGTGGGTGGGGTGGTCATGGGTGGCGTGGTCATGGCTTCAACCAGTCAATGAGTTTCAGGAAGTCCACGGCGCTTGGATTCTTGCCAAGCTCGAAGCGATAGACAGTCGCGGGAGAAATACCGATAAGCCTGGCAGCTTGCCGTAAGGTCAACCGCTTCAGCGCACGCTTCGCCTTCACCAACTGCCGGATAAAAGCAATCGTTTCATTTTGGTCACTCATAGCTGCCTCCTGATCGCGTCGGCGATCTCTTGTGCTGTCGCGTAACGAATACGATTATCAACGTACTGCATTTGTTCCTCAGCAATCCTCGCACACCGTTCCCGTTCCTCCTTCCGCCCCTGCGCGGTGGCCTGGGCGAGGGCGGTAGTGAGCAGGTCGCGGCACGCAATGTAGTTCGCTGTGGAACAAATCACGGATGCTAATTTACCAATCTCTCGGTCCTGCGCCGCCTGGTCGGGGGTGGCCCCTGCCTGGGATGGAGCCGGGTCAGGGGTCATGTTGCTTTGGTCTGGTAGACCATTCGGCACTGGCCTCACCTCCCTTCGCCTGCTTTATCCCGTCCGCCACTCCACGCTGGTAGGCGGCTAATGCCAAATCCTCGACCGTCGCGTCGGGGCCACGTTCGTACCGCAGGAGCAAATCCTTGATGACCTCGAACTCAGGCTGGCTCATGGGGGCCTCCTAACGCCTGCACCAGCGCCGCCAGTTTTTGCTCGGCGGAGGCGTTAGCAATATTGAAAATCCACTCTCCATTTTCGTCGGGCAGGCGCTTCGTGTGAATGATTTTATGGAGCGCCATGCCGTAGGCTAGTCGTTGTTCATAGCTCAGCGCCGCCTCGACCAAGCGGCAGAAGTAGAGGAGTTCGGCGGCCCGTCCAACTTGGAGCACGTAGGAATCTCCAGAGGACGGGAAGATGTTTCCAGCCGCATACTCCCACCCCAACCGCGCCGCAATCCCCTGCACCTGCGCCTGGATGGTCATGGCCGCGCCCCATAGCATTTGCGTTCATGTGCGTCCCGACAGGCGGGGCGGTGGCACACGTAGACGGACACGGAAAAATTGATGCGGCAATCCGCACACGCAACGAGCGTAGCCAGCCCGCAGACGTGGCACCTCTTTTTTACATCGCAAACATGACAGCACCGTTTCTCGTCTGCATACCCCATACGACTTCTCACCTGCGCCTCCACGCTCCTGGCCTGGTTGGGGCGGCGGGTCATGGGGCCACCGTATAGTCTAGCCAGGTGCATTGGACCTGTTGGCTAGGTTCACGATGGTAACAAGAACATTGACACTGTTGATGTTGCCTCGCTTCCTGCACCAAAGCGAGCAACCATTCACAATCCGCCCGTAGTCGCCTCCACTTTTGGTAGCCAGTGCCACCTTTGTAATTACTTGCTAGACTGGCCTGTATTGCGGTCATTCGTGCTTCCATCCTCCCCTCCCTGCTGCGGGGCGGCTAGATAAATCCCTCGAACAGCATCTCCGTGCGTCCACACTTGGCACAGGTCGCATTCGGGCCAGGCTTGAGGCCACTCCAGTCGTTTATGTAGATGACCTGGTCGGCCCGCACAAACCGCCCGCAGCATCGGCAGACCGGGACGAACGTCGCGCCATCGTCCCCGTAGACCACCCGCCGCAGGCCTTCGTAGTCGCTCATCCCCGCCTCCCCGGCCGCCGCAGGACAGCCCTCACAGCCAGTCCCAATCCCCGTCATCGCGCTTGGCCACCGTCTGCCCCGCCTTGATGGCCGTCGCCGCAATATCCACCGGGCAGAGGCAGCCATCATCCGGGTAGGCAATCTCTTCCCGGTAGCGTGCATCGGCAACAGGATACCGTATACTCCACGCCGCCTTGAGCCC